TTGGGTCAGCGTATCGGGGGGTGGGGGCCGCATCCATAGCGCCTGCTACCGTCGTGGAAGGTTCCGATTGGGAACGCGTTACAGGTTGCACATTGTACCTTCATTTCGTCGCGAACCAAAAAGTCCATAGCGTAGGTGCCTAGCGCGGCACAGCTAGGGCACCAATGAAATTGCGTATCTTCGTGGCGCGGGAAATCGTCTATCCCCGACATGATGCCGCAATGTATGCATAGTCTCCGATACCTAGTATCTGTCACAGTCTCAACCCCGCACAGCCTGCATATTGTAAGTGACTTATGTTTGCTCCCCCTACCCCGGAGACTGTGCAATCGACAGGATAGGGGGAGTATATGTGCGGCTTAACCGCATGTTTAGTATACCACAGCTATTGGCTACTCGTCAAATCCGGGGGAACCAGCTAGCAACCACTCCCGCCATTCCGCGTCGCGCGCATCAGTATCACCATCCCCGCCCGGAGGGGTAGGGACATAATCAGCGGCCTGCGATAACAGCAGTCCTGTCTCATCCTGCCCCGAAGGAATCTGCACAAGGTAGGCTGTGTCGCCATCGTATGGCCCATCGCTAATGGTGACCACTGCGAAAACGTTACGCTTGGTGCCGATAGGCACTTGGTAGAATTCGCCCCCCTGCGTAGGAATTAGGCCAATTGCTACGGTGGTGGTAGCAAGCCCAATCGGGGTACCCTTTAGCGCGTATGCTGTGCCCATGTCTTCTCCTGCGTGCGCCTGCGTGCGAGTGAATAGGATTGACTGTGCGCCCCCGGTGTCATCTCCCTCCGGGATGGCCCGTATATGACCCGGATACGATAGGTCCATAAAGCGCTTAACGATACGGCGGACGATTGCCGCGCGTAGGCTTGTACCAGCTGTAGGCCAATCAGCCTCCATTGCAGCAGCACCGTAAACGCGCCTGCCCCATTCCTCCGCACCATTGCGTAGCGATGCCTCTGACACGCTAGCCCATTTTGGCGGACTGCACCACGGGTCATTGACTAGCCAACCGTCACCGGAGCGCTCCGGTAGGACTGCGATGGTATGACCATATGCGCCACTACCAGACCTACAAATACCGCTACCTGACGTACTCGCGTGCCAGACGTCTAGATGCACAAGCGAACCATTATCCAAGTCCTGTAGCGCATTGTCAAACGTGTACCCATCGCGTACCGATAGCGATTCGCTATAGCCTTTCGTCCACGCCTGCGACGCGTCGCTAGAGTCAGTGCCCCCGCTCTGGTCACTCATATAGCTACGCATTTTAGCGCCGGTTGATTTCTTACCCCCCTGCGTATCCCAATCCAAACCAGCGCTAATGGATGCGCACCTGCAATTGCTATTCGCTAATGGCGAGCCGTCACGCTGTGTGATGGGGGTCGGTCGGTAGCTCATTAGCCCTTAGCCTCCGCTTCTCCCTCATCCACCGGGCGTGTTTCGGCCTCGTCGCGTTCCCGGCGCGTCCCCGCCTGTGCCCGATGCCCGATGGCGAGCCATTGAATCGAGCGAATCCCGACAGCGCCCGCCGCGGTGCCCTCGAGGGTCGCCCCAGTCGTCGTCGTCTGCCCTTGGCGCGTCATCACGTTGATGTTGTCAGCAGCGAACCCGACCCCGATGGCGAACACGGCCGGAGGGGTTACGAACGTCGCGCCGAATCCGATGGCAATGGCCCATTGCGACTGCATGTCAACATTGACGTAACCGACGACGGCCGTAAGCTCGTGCAGCTTGGCGTCAACACTCTGGGCGAGCGCTGCGATTGCGTTATCCCCGTCCATGACCCGCTCGGCCCCGTCGGGGTACGGGAATGCGTAGTGCGGGGTTGTCAGGGTTGCCATGGTGCCTCACTCCTTGTAAGTGGCTTACAGCTATGCATAAACCTGCATCCCTAAATTTCGTGCACGAATCGCCCACAGTGCCCCTAGAATCGACGCAGACGGGCGATGCACCCAAAGTAATGTCCTAGCATTGCTTCGGAATTTGCAAGGCGTGGCGACCCCTTTTGGAAGATTTGGTAGGTTCGATGCATACTCGCGCGCATTTGTCAAGCGTTTTCGCCCCTGAATATTTATCCATTTTCGCTGCATGATTATACCCACGAATCCCACACGATATCAGGACTCAAAGTATCCCAGCGGTCCGTAGCTGCCGTCTGGTCCCATCGCCCCTCATCCAATGACGGCGGGAAGCAAATGGCACTATCCCAAAGCACATCACTAGGGACGCTATCCCATGTCGCGGATTGGGGTACGCCATCCCAAACGGCTGTAGCGGCACTACGGCAATAGTCAGATGTTGCGTAAGCAATCAACCACGAATCGCCCCCGATGGTTTCCCGCCAACCCTCGACCCATAGCAACGCATCTACTGCGGGGCTTTCTGGCGGTAGGCCCGTAACGGCAATCAGGCTGTGGACATCCACCGCAGTAAGCAGCGTGACCCGTGTGGGCTCCGGCAAAAACGCTAGCTCTACCTCTAGCCCACCAAGCACCCATGACGGTTGCGACTGCCTACCTACAATTTCCTCTGCCCTACGCTGTGCGTCCGCCTCAGTGCTAATCGCAGTGGTAAGGCTTAAGCCAAATCGCCCACGCTCAGAGATTGACACGGCATCCTGTACGTGCACTTCTTCCTGCGGTACGCCTGCCCCATAGCGTAAATATAAGTTATTTACAAGCCCCTCTAGGGATTGCTGCCAACCCAAATCTACGCCAACGTCGCACGCGTCAAAGGTATGCACAACCCTTGCGGAGCGCCTATGCTCCGCATCTGCGTATAGCACATCGCCCGCGACTGTCTGCCAGAGCAACCCCCCGCCATCATTAGCAGTGCCATGCAACACGTCTAGCGCGTACTGGCTGTCAACGTCCTGCGCCAAAACCTCTACCGTACCAGCATCCGTATACAACGGGTCTGCGGGGAATCCAGCCAAGTCAAGCACTCGCGCTGCGCGTGCCCCGTCAAGCTCTGCGGGCCATGGCTCATCCCCTACCAACCGCCTAGACATGCGCCCGATATCGCCCGTTGCGATAATCTGCGGTTGGGCTATGTCTACCGATTCCCAACCCATGCGTAAGTCCGTAATCTCCCCCTCAAATCGCGGATGCTCCACACCACCCAACACAACCCATACAGAGACACGAGTACCGATAACAGCGCTAGCGGGCAACGCGCCTACTAGCTCTATCACGGCGGTAGAGGCTACGGGTTGTGTCGTCGCATCATCCCGGCCATGGTGTATCTGTACCGATAGTGCTTCGCACTCTACCGATAGCGGCCCAACACGGATGATGGTTTCGGGAATCATACAGCGGGAGAACCGGAGCCAGTGCGGATAGCGTGCCCCGCGAGGATACGCCTAATCTGCCGCGCGGTAGCCTCCGGGTCAATCGCCCCCTGCACATTGATAGTAACACCCGCACTACTCCCGCCCGCTCTGCTAGTAGCACGCGTGCCCACAGCGCTACTAGCAGAGGCAGACGAGAGGAACGGCAGGGACGGCAAAGAGATACCTTTAAACGGATTGATGCTATCTAGGAAGCGCCCAATCTGACTGATGGCCTTAGATAGCCAGCTAATCAGCTTGATAATCCACCCAACGATTTTCGATAGTACGGTAACAGCAACGCTTAATCCCGTTGACATAAGCTTTACCAACGGAATAAGTACCGGCAAAATCGCCTTGATTAGCACACCAAATTGCTTAATGATGGGAAGCAGTACAGGAAGCACGGCATCTAGAACCGGGAGGAATACCTCCCCGATAGACTCGCCAATTTCCGCAAACGAGTCCGCACCCCTTGCCGCCATACCTGCGCTAGACTTTGCGTATAGGTCAGCTTGACCCGATGCAATCCGCGCAGCTTCCGCCATCGTGTCGGTAGCGTTCGCTTGCTTCTTCATCCCCGGCAACAGCTTAGCCAGCGCCCCGGTATTACCAGCATGCGCCTTGGCTACTGCCTTGCTCGCTGTCTCTAGGTCAACACCCGCCTTGCGCGCTACATCCTGCGACAACGCAAGCAGCTTATTTGCTTGCTTCATATCGCCAGTAGCGGTAATCAAATGCTCTAGACCCGCGCGCGTTTCGCTATCGGTAAACGCCTTCTCTTGGCCCGCTGCAATCGCTTCCTCTACCTCCGCAGTGCTGGTAGCGGTTGCTGCCCCTGCCGCCTCTATGGCCTTTTCTAGCTTGGCCTGTTCGTCCCTATCCTCACTAGCGGCCTTAGTCATTGCGCCAATGGCAACCACTGCCACACCAACGCCAGCAGCAGCGATACCAACCGGGCCAGCTAGCGCAGACATAGCGCCGCCTAGCCCGCCAACCTGACCCTTTGACTTGCCTAGCGCGGAGTCAAGATTGCTGGTATCGCCTTTGATGTCAACGACTAGGCCAACGGTCATCGTTTCTCCGCAAGCTCCGCATAGATACCCATATCAGCAAGCGTGAGATTTTGCGCAACGTCTGGAGGTAAGCCACTTACAAGCGAGGCATGAATACGTGCCTCCGCCTCTGCCTCCGCTATGTCGTCTGGCGCGTCTAGGTCAAACTCTAATCGCCATGTCTGCGCGTCCTGCCAAGTAGCCTCCGGTTCGTCACGCTTGACAAGCTGAAACGCCCAAGCATACAGCAAAAGCGTTCCGCGCTCTAGCTCTGCGGGGTCTGCGTCGGGGTCAATGATTGTCCGCAGCAACCGCTCCGCGTCAGTACGCTTAACGTTCGCAATAACCGTTGCGCGGGCAACCTCTAGGATTGTAAGTGACTTAATCCCAGCAATCGTTACAGTAACCTTACGCGGCTCAGTCAATGCGGAACCCCTTTGACTTAGCGCGCTCCATAATGCCTTCGTGATATTCCTCTAGCAATTCGTTTTGCTCTGCCTCTAGCGTCTGGCTAACCATCGCAGAGGCAGTAATACCACTAGTATCACTACCGTATTCATGCACTGGGGCATAGGCTAGCGGAGAAATAATGCTAGCATATGTAGCCGCACCGGTAGACTGCCACGATGCAGCAAGCGCGCCGGTATCGACTGGTGACCTACTCGACACACCACCCAACCTAGCGCGCGCTACCTTCTCGTGCGTTGCCTCTAGGTTTTTGACATCATCCGCTAGCTGCGAGAATGCGCGCGCTGTCTCAGGTCCGCCCTTAAACGTGACCTTGGCAACCACTTACGCCGCGCTCTCGTCCGCCTCGGGCGCATCCTCGTCAAGCGCCGGGAACGCCGCAACGGCTAGTGTCGGCTTGGCTTGGCACGGAAGCTCCACATCAAGCTCTGCATACGTATCAGCCTCGCCACCCATGGTGGGTTCCACCAATCGCACAAAGCCAGACATGCCGGGGAATGCGGCAGTAGGCGGAATGACCGCTGCGCCGTGCGGCTGATACTGAAACTCTGCGAGCGCTCCCGCGTTATCCCACAGGAAGCGAGCAAGGCCAGTGGTTGACCAGTCCTGCGCCGCTACGATATGCAGGTTATACGTTGACTTGCCAACGCTAGAGAAGGAGCCAGTAGGGCATAGCGTCTGGTACTCGACAGTATCGCCCGGCTCTGTCACAACCTCCGCAGTATGCACATCGCAATTAAATTGCACGCGGCTACCCGCAGTAAGCTTAAGCGTAAGGGATACATCCCGCATAAATAGCGGAGTGGTCACGGGTCAAACCTCCTGCGGACTAGGCGTAATTAGCTGAATGGTTGCAGTGGTAGCGGCATACTTAGCGCCGCCATAATCGGTATCAAATGGGCGTGTCCATGTCGGTAGCTGCAACCCCGCTACAGTCAGCAACGCTACATCCACCGTATCTACAAAATCCGCTAGTATCTCTAGCGCTCCCGCGCTATCTGCTCTTGCAGCGATTAGCGTTAACCGCCATCTCCCGGTGCGCTTCGCGCCTAGCGATAGCTCCACCCCCGCCCATGGGTCACCCGGCTCAATTAGAACGCATGGACCAGACCACTTACCGGTAGTCGCATGCGCAATACTAGCTGCATCAAATGCAGCTAGTATCACAGCACGCGATGCAAGTAGTCTGCTCACCCAATCCCCGGAGTCGTATACCGTGTAATGATTGGGGCATAGCTGTCTAGGTAATCCCTAGCAACGCGGATAGCTACGCCCTGTAGGTCACTGTATCCAGTAACGCCAAACACTGCCTCTCGGCGCTTGTACGCCTCTACGCCAGACTCTAGCGCCACCCAATGTAGTTCCGCGTTTAGCGGGTCAACCTCTACGTCAGACAACCGCGCATCCAATCCAGTAGATACAGCCTCAGCGCACACCTCCGCCCACTCCGTATCCGGCACAGACGGGGGCGTAGGTGCCCCTGCCTGTACCAGAATTTCGCTAGCGGTTACCCAAGCCATAGCAGCTAATCGCTCTCCGCTTCATCGGCACTGGTCAGCGTCTGCTCGCCAACATCGTTAGACGTAGGGGCCTCTAGCTCTGGCTCTGCCGTAGGCTCTGCCTTTGGCTCTGGCTTAGTCTCGCGCCTAGGCGCTTCCTTATCTGTCATGTTCGCTCCTTGTAAGTAGCTTACAAACTAGACGTTGGTGTAGACGTAGCGCCGCACGCCCTTTGGCTCTAGAACGGCGAACCCGAAATACTGCCAGATTGCGAACACGACTGACTGCGGGCCTTCGCGCTCCATCAGGCGAATATCCAGCACAGCGGACTTCCACTGCCGCGCATCGTTGCGCCGTGCTACAATCTCATTCTTGGGGTCAAGGATGGCCCAAGCTGGCTCGACCGGTACCCCGCCAATTACGCCACGCTGAAAGCCTGCGGCGGTCAATTGCCCGATGGCATTAACGGGATTGATATACGCGAGCAACGGACGCCCGCTTGTATCCTCGCCCGCAGTCAGGTTGCCCCAATCCGTGCTATTGACAAACACACCCTCAGCGGGAAGCATACGCGCACCAGCACCACCAGCAGCAGCACCAGCGTAGAACGTACCAAGCGCAGTGGCAATGCCCTTATGCAAGTCACGTCCGGATGCAGCAGGGGTAGTGCCTGCCGTATCAGCGATAGCGCCGGATGACGTAAGCGCCTCCAGCACCAAAGCGATTTCCCGCTCGGTATCCCGCATCAAAAGTTCCCGAAGCTCCCCACCGATGATGACATCGGTACCAGGCGAAGCCCCATCGACAGCCTGCCGGGAAACGATTACCTCTCCGCCAATCGTCTTAGGCGTCAACGTCTTCGGCGCAGTGGTCATTGACACACTAGACAGCGCCGCATTTTCTGCGGACTGTACCGCCGTGTCACCTGTCACGGTGGCGAACGATGGGACTACGATGGGGTTAGGCGCGGTAATCGGAGTGGTTGCAAAGAACGCCGACAGCGGGCCAGTGTACGCAACGTCCGGGATGTAAAGGTCAGGGTAGTAATTGGTGGGGTAGGCACCTGCGATATTGGCACTATCAACAGCGCGGTCAATCTGCGATGCGATGTCGGTAACCAACATGCGATGCCGCGCCATCCGCTCTGTCGCCTGCGCATCCCGATTGCCAACCCCTACAAGGTCAGCAAAAAACGAATGCCCGCGACCGGGACCGTAGACGGTTTCGCTACGTGTGATAACAGCGCCGGTACCTGCGCTCTGCTGCGGGAGCGCTCGGCGCTCCGCGTCGCGTCGCTCTGCCTCTGCCGTTGCGTCAGCAATCAACGCAGACACGCTTGTAATGCGCGCTGTAAGCGCGTCGATTTCCGCTGTCTCCGCATCCTCTAGCGCTCTATCCTCTGTCTCCGCAAGGGTGCGAATAGTCGCAACCTGCCTAGTAAGTGCGTCGCGTCGCTCTGTGAGCGCAGACGCGGAAAGCGCGGGCATCGGCCCCATCCTCTCTGTCGCTCGCGCGACGCTCCTTAGTGCGACCCTTGCTTCCCGATAGGCGGGAGCATAAGAGCCAGCAACACCAGCAAGCCTAACGCCTGCGTAATGCTCGATTACATTAGCCTTGCGCCGGTATTTTCCCGGCACAAATTCTACGCTTACACCATTTAATCCCGAATTAACTTGCGAGCGAGTGTGTGCAACCTCGGGTACATCCATGAAATTCCCGGCAAAATATAGACCCTCGCTGCGTTCCTCTAACCCATCAACCGCGCCAACAGGTATGCCACCGTCGGCGCCATGGCGGGAGAGATACGCGACGCGCTCGCCCGCTGCGATAGCGGCTACCTGCTCCGCAAACGCTCCACGCACAAAGCGTTCCTGTTGCCCCCCGCCAATGTCAATGGTGACGCCATACGGGATAGCCAAACCCTCAAATCGGCCCGGTGTGTCTGGCACATCCCGGACCGCGATATTGCCAATTCGGATAGCTCTACTCTGCGCCACTAGCTACAACCTCCGCCTCTGGCTCTGCCACCGGCGCAGCTACCACAACCGGCGCTGGCTCTGGCTCTGGCTCTAGTTCCTCGTTCGGTCCTAACCCTTCCTCGCCCCTAACCTCGTCAGTGGTCATCCATGCTTTATTGCCAGTAGCAATAGCCCATGCGCGGAACCTAGCCTCTTGGCTCGCACGGGTAAGGCGGGTCATGTCGATTAGCATAAACCGCTCATCTGGTAGTAAGTCACTTACAACATCTTGTATCGGGTCAACGAAACCAGACAGCGTAAAGCGCTCCAGCGATAGCGCCTCATCATTAAGGTTTGCATATGTATTTGACTGACCGGTGGGTACTACGTTAACATACCTAGCAGGTACCCCAAATAGGTTAGCAATTTCTACAACGATTTCCCGACGTGCATCCACCGCTACAGACTGTGCGACATCTGCACCCCATGGAGAAGCCTTTGCGCCCTTGCCCAACACTGCCGGAAAGTCAGGCCCCTTGGTACGCCTATCCCGCCAACGCGTACCGATGCTATCCGCTTGTGGGTCGGATAGCTCCTGCTCCGTTGTGATAACAGTAATCGGGGCTCCACCCGCTTGCCAGTATCGCGTACCGTACACGTCAGACGCCCATGCCTGCATCAAAGTATTACGCGCCATTTGCAAAATACCGACCAAATGCAACGGCACTCCGGGCCAGAACGTAGAACGCATCGGTATAATTTCCTCTGCGCTCACGGTACCCGCTACGCCAGAGATAGCGTAAGCGGTTGGCGGATAGACTCCGAACGGGTCAACGTATCCCGCTGGGCTAATCGCCTCCACTGGGAGAGGGATGAGACTACCGGGGATACCCTCATCGTCAACCCCGCCAACCATCCGCAGGTAGGCGATGTCTTGCAGCGCCATTTGCGAGACACAGCGCCAAACCCATTCGCGCCGTGACATAATTGCAGCGGGGCGCCTTACCAATCTAGAGGTAACGTCTAACCGCTGTAGCCCGTCCCACTCAGTCCAGCGTTGCCCTGCAATCGCATTAGCGATTAGCGTAACACAACGGCGTACCGCTGCTACGCCCGCTGCCTCTACTACCGTTAGCGGGTAGGCAGACGGGGTAACCGCAGACGAGAGCGATACCATAACAGAGCGCTGCTCAGGTAGGCGGGGGATGGAGACAGGTACAACATCGCGCTTGGCGATGTCCTTAGCGTGACGGCCTTTGGCCTTCCCCATCCGCCCCATTGTAACTCACTTACAATGATACGTCAAACGAACACCTGCACGGGGCTTACAGCCTTCATTGCAAACATGGTTGCGTATGTTGCGCCGACAACGGATGTTATCGGAGTGTTGCTAATCGTCCAACGCCAAGAGCCATCGCTCCCGATAAAGCGCCGCTGTGCCGTTGCTACCTGCGAGTCTAAGTGTGGGTCATCGTGTGCGATGCGCTTAGAGGCTACGCTCTCTGCGAAATCATGACATGCTACCATGGTACGCCCGGTGGACACGGCAATACACGGCACGCCACTAACGATGGTAAAGCGCTCCATGGCGGGAGCAAGCGCAGAGGTTGCGCTATATACTATTTGCTCTATGCGCAGCTTAGCTACCAGCGTAGCTAGCTCACGCGTAAACGACTCCGCTGTAAGCGTAGCGGACGGGCGAGACTGTAGGTATCTGTGTACCTCTACGCCTACCATACCGTCGCTACGCTGTGACGCTACGATAATGCTACCCTCTGACCATGTGCTAGTAACGTCTACCGCAATGGTATACGTTGCGGGGTCCGCTATCGCAACGGGTGATAGCGGTTCCTTAACCCTGCATGCACCCCATGACGCCAGCGAAAATGGCGCGTCTACGCGCTCATCGTGCCAACGATTAAGCCTCTCGCGCACCCATGACCCGCGCGGTAGAATGGCGTACTCGGATTGTATCATCTTCTGCGATAGCCTGCCGTCATCAATGGCGGGGTTGGCCTTGCGCAATTGGTCCCAATCTAGCCCCGCATCATCGTCATCCGCGCGCCACCATAACCCCATAAACGTTGGGTCATGCTGCTCTGCGCCTGTCGCCTGCCGGTATAAGCGGTCATACATCGCCCGCAAAACGACGCTATCTGCGAACCCTGCGGTACTCGTCATCACCATTTGACTGTTTGCTATCGCAGACTGCGCGGGCGATAGTACCTCATACATATTAAAATCGGTCTGCGTTAGTACCTCATCAAACGCAATCAACCCCGGACTGACCCCGCGAGCGGAGCCAGCTTGGCGCGTAGCAACGTCTACGGTTACCCCGTTTAGCTCTATGCCAGTGTACATCGTAGCCCGCGCTACGCCCCTAGAGCGCCGCGCACTGCGCCCCCATGAGTCTA